GTGAGGATTATTATGTCGAGTTAGATAAAAGAATAAAACTTGAATTTCCCCACAAATTTGGTAATAATACTACAAATACGACTAAGCCAACTCAAACTGTAGCTTCGGCTACGCGAGGGGTAAATAAAGCTGGTCGCAGAACTGTGCAACTCACATCATCACAGGTAGCAATTGCTAGAAAACTGAATGTGCCACTTGAAGAATATGCTAAACAATTAAACATAGAGGAGTAATCGCATATGAAAAAAAATGAAACTAACGTAACTGAAGAAATTAAAACGGAGGTTACAGAAGAAGTAGTAAGAGACTCCCGTGCATCCGACAGCAGAGAAGCTACCAAGCGTCCTGTTGAGTGGAAAGAACCGAATGCTTTAGATGCCCCAGCGCCGCCGGATGGATTCCGACACAGATGGATAAGAGCTGAAAGCCTAGGATTCGACGACACTAAAAATATTGCTGGTAAATTAAGATCAGGATATGAGTTAGTTAGAGCCGACGAATACGAAGGTACCAGTTTTCCAATTGTGGGAGACGGCAAATACAAGGGAATCATCGGAGTTGGAGGTCTGTTGCTGGCCAGAATACCTAACGAGATCGCAGAAGCTCGAGCCAAGTTTTATTCAGATAAAGCTAAGGAAAGAGTTGAAGGAGTTAAAAACGATCTACTGAGGGATCAGCACCCGAGCATGCCTATCAGTTATGATAGTCGCTCTAGCAAATCTTTCGGTGGTAAGTAAAAGTTTTTTAACAATTACGACCCAACGAATTTACATTAATCGTAACTAGAAATAGTTACAAACAGAGGATAAATAATATGGCTAATCAAGATGCAGCTTTCGGTCTTAGACCGTTAAAAAGTGTCGGTCAGCAAGATGATTCCACTGGGATGACTCAATATAACATTTTACCTGGAGACGCTTCAACGATCTTCCAAGGTGATTTAGTTATAGGAGTAGCAGCAGGTTACATAGATATTACTACAGCAGGTAATACTTCTAATCTCGGCGCATTCTGGGGATGTTTCTACGATGACCCAACAACACAAAAACCTACGTTTAGAAATCAGTACCCAGGTGCAATTACACCTGCTAATGGCGGTGAAATCGAAGCGTTCGTATATGACAACCCCTACCAAATGTTTGAGATTCAATCAAACGCAGCGGCAGCGGCTATGTCACAAGCGGACATTTTTTCGACAGCAGACGTTGTTTCAATGGGAACTGGTACAGCAATAAACGGAGTATCAGCTATGGAGTTAGATCAAGGTTCGATCGCTCAAACTGTTCAACAACTAAAAATAATCGGCAAGTCAAGAGACCCTGAAAATTCAGATTACGCAACAGCGAATGTGAATTTTAGAGTAATGATTAATACTCATTTACTAGGCTCTGGCGTAGCTGGGATATAAGGAGTATAAATTATGGCTATATCACGACAACAACTCGTAAAAGAGCTTGAGCCAGGTTTAAACGCCTTGTTCGGCCTTGAGTATAAAAGATACGATTCTGAGCATGAAGAAATTTATGCGAAGGAAACATCAGACAGAGCGTTTGAAGAAGAAGTAATGTTATCTGGCTTTGCCAATGCTTATGTAAAACCTGAGGGTTCTGCAGTTGCATTCGACAACGCACAAGAAACATATACTGCAAGATACACAAATGAAACTGTGGCACTTGCATTTGCTTTAACTGAAGAAGCTATGGAAGATAACTTGTATGATAGACTTGCGTCTAGATACACAAAAGCACTAGCAAGATCTATGGCTAACGCAAAGCAGATTAAAGCTGCTACACCGTTAAACCAAGGTCTACCTGGAATTGCAGCAGCAAATGCATTCCAATCAGGTGACAATGTTAATTTATTTAGCACTGCGCACCCGACTATTGCTGGAACTGTGTCTAACACACTAGCAACACAAGCAGACCTTAATGAAACATCATTAGAGCAGTCTATGATAGACATCGCTGGAATGACTGATGAAAGAGGGTTAAAGATTGCAGCTAGAGGAATGAAAATGATTGTTCCTTCTGAAAACCAATTCAACGCTGAGAGACTATTAAAATCTCAAGGTAGAACTGGTACTGCAGACAATGACATCAATGCACTTAAAAACATGGGGATGGTACCTGAAGGTTACAGAGTAAACCACTACCTAACAGACATTGATTCTTTCTACATTATCACTGATGTACCAAATGGTATGAAGTACTTTGAAAGACTACCTATCCAAACTAAAATGGAAGGTGATTTCTCAACAGGAAACGTAAGATACAAAGCGAGAGAAAGATATTCTTTCGGTGTATCTGACTATAGAGGTATTTTCGGAGTTGAAGGTAACTAATAAATAGAATATTAAGGGGCCGCCTAAAAACGGCCCTTTTTTTAATTATAAA